CGGGCATGGAAGCGGATTTGAAAATGATGGGTTTTGACCTTCAGCGCGATCTGGCTGAATTGGATGCCGCAACTCAAAAATATGTGGCTGAATTAGGAGCAGCATGGCGGCGTGAATCTGCAAAGCAGCAGCGTGATGATCAAATGCTTTCCAGCCTGGTAAGCCTTGCCGGAACTGCACTTGGAACATGGGCAAGGCTAAGCTCTGACATCCGCATGAAAAAAGATGTAAGCCAAGGCGATGCCGAGGTCGAAGGATTCCTGGATGCGCTGAATGCTTATCAATATAAATATCGAAACCCAAACACTCCCAATGCTGATGCTGGGGTATTTATTGGAATCAGTGCCCAGGATATGGAACGGAGCAAGATGGGTCGGAATTTTGTGAATGATACGCCAAACGGAAAACAGATTGATATGAACCAGGGCCTTGCGGCGATTCTGGCAGGACAAGCCAATCTAAACCAAAGAATAAGGGAGCTGGAAAATGGCCGTAGCAGCCGCGGATAATCCGAATAAGTATTTAGACCCTGCCGCATTTGCGGCCATGGTTCAGCGAATGGGTGGCGATGAAGCTGCTACCAGGCGAAGCCTAACTGCATTAGGTTTCAATCTGCCAGGGGCCGAGCCAGCCATGGAAGGCGGCAAAGATCCGCTGGTGCAGGATTTTTTAGATATGATAGCGCGTGGAAACGTGCAGCCCCCTTCTGAAGAAATTACAGCCTTAGAAGAATCCAGGCCACCGTGGGATGTTGACCCGCTAAAAGCTGGTTTAATTGAACCTTTAGACGCCGAACCAACAGCTGATGCCGCTGTTACCACAGCCATGCAAGATCAGTCTGAAGTAGCAAAAAGGACAACACTACAAAGGCCAGCAGATGATAAGCCTTCACCCCTCGGCGGTTCATTCATTCAGGATATGTTTCAAAGTGAACCTGAGCCATTAAAAGAAACCGCGCAGCTGCTGGAAGAAAAGCCGGAAGTCAAAGAGGAACCCGTTGATGAAACTGTTGAGGTGGAAGTCGATGAAACGCCAGGATTTATTTACTCGCAGCCTGTTGATTTTAAAACGACATATAAACAATCTGTTGATACCAACATTCTCAATCAACAGGCAAAAAAAAGCGCATTACAAGCCATTGAGTTTGCACAAGCTCAATATGATTTTATGGATCAAAATTTTGACATCACCATCGATGTCGATGCGCTTACCAAAAACATCGATCAGTCTATTTCAGACTATACAACAAAAATCGATGAGATTGCCCAGGAAGAGATAAGCCCGCCATTCGAAGGCGATACCATGCGGAAAGTCTTGGCCGTAATCGGTGCAGCACTTGGAGCAGCTGCCTCGACATTCGGCGGAACGCCTAACTATGCACTTCAAATTATTGACAAGGCGATTGATCGGGAGCAGCAAAGAAAGCTGAAATCAAAAGAAATGAGGATGTTGTCAGCCAGGGAGCAGCGGCGGATCCTACAAGAGCAACGCGGCCAGATGCTTCAGTTTGCACTGAACAAAACAAACCAGGCGATTCAAGCCGCACAGATGAAAGGCCAGGCATCTCAATCATTAGCAACATTGCAGATGTTAAAGGCGCAGCTGGAACAGGGCGCACAGCAGAATATTGACACAATCACGGCAAGCGCCATCAAAAACTATTTTGCAATGATGTCGCAAGTGATGACAAGAGAACGCGGCAAAGGAAGAAATTACATTCCTGGCCTGGGCGTCATCACTGGCAGCCCGTCAAAAGAGGAAATGGCAAACATTCGAAAAGAAGGACAAACCTTTTCAGCGGGTTATTACGAAATTATTAAAAACCGCAACATTGCCATCGAAATGATGGATAAGCTTGACGAAGAGGGAGCCATCAATACCACTGTTCAATCCGGCTTAGGAATCCGTGGACTGAAAGGAAAGCAGTATAAGAATCTTGAGCAAGCCGCGACACTCATTTTCCTGAAATACAAAAATGACATTGCGAAAGTAGGTCAGGCGATGAGTGCAGCAGAGCAACAGCTGGTGGAAAGAGTCTTACCGCAAACTACGCTGGCAACCATTACGCTGGGCGAGCTGAGGATTGCATTGGATGAACTGGATCGATTCCTGGAAAGCCGAGCCTACGGTTTACAGATGGGTATGGGCATCATGCCGACACAAAGGGATCTTAATTTTCAAGACTTTGCTTCCATGTACGGACAGCAGCAGCCCACTAAAGAAGTGCCAGGCGTTAAGAAAGTTACAGACTGATGGCCCGACTTTATTCCTACCGAGATCAAACTGGCGTCACCGTAGCGGATGAGCGCGTTGCGGATCTGATCGGATCTGGCGATTACTCATTTATCAAAGGCCAGGAAATCTTTCTACTTGGACCTGACAATGCACTCTATACCGTGCCAGCCGAGAATGCCCGCATGGCCCTGGAAGCGGGATATACTTACGCGCCCGAATCGGAAAAAGAAAAAAAGCTGCTTCAGCAAGAAATTAAAGATGACCCATTCAGTGAGGTCAAAGCCGGAGCTTTTGGTTTTGCCCGTGGCCTGACATTCGGATTATCGGATGCCGCGCTGAAAGGCATGGGCATGACCGCGGATGAGGTCCGCATGTACCGTGAAGAAAATCCGATCAGCTCCACCACGGGGGAAATCGCTTCATTCTTTGTTCCATTTCTTGGAACGGGTGCAGCTGCCAGAGCAGCGGGCCGAGGGGTCCAGGCGTTTATGAAAACCAAGGGCGCAGCTGCTGCGGCACGTACTCCGCTGATCGGCGGTGCAGCAGAAAAGGCTTTTAAATCCCGCCCTGTTTTGGGGGCCGCTGGGGGGGCTGCCGAGGGTATCACGGTAGGATCGATGTATGCAGCAAGCGATTTTATCCTGGATGAAGAAATTAATATTCCACTGGCAGCCGAGCATATTATGGCTGGCGCTGGTTGGGGTGCAGCTGCTGGGGGCCTGTTGGGGGGCATCAGCAGTGTACTTGCCAAAGGCCAGAGCAAACTGACCGATGCAGCAAATTTGCGATATTGGAAAAGTTTAGATCCAAAAAACCCGGAGCTTCAGCTTGCCACGCAAAAGCTAGGTTATCCTGAACGAGTTGAGGAACTAGGTAAATTTATTAGATCCCTAGACAAGCAGGGCGTCATTCAGAATCTCGGCAAACATGAAGAAATGTGGCGTGAGATTTCTGATGATCTGCTGCCAGCTGCTGGGCGGGATATTGGAACCATCATAAAATCCATTACTGACAAGCAGAAAAGCCTCAAGGGTCAGATCGAGGATCTGATGTTTGATCCCGTTTCGGTGGCAGATGAAATGCGCGAGCAAATTCTGGTCAAGATGTTACAGAAGGGTGTAACCAATGACCCGACCATGCTTAAAAAAATTAAGCGTGCAGAAAAAGCCATCAATGCTTTTGAGGATCTTGCTTATAAAAACATGCACCCCGTACTGAAAAAAATCCGTGCGGGCAAAACACTGACCTTTGAAGAATCAGAAGCACAAAAGAAAATCTTCCAGAAATTCCTGGCGAATTTTAACAAAAATCCGAGGGATGCTGATTTTTATAATGTCATGGCTGGCATTATTCGTGAGCGTTCAGAGGATTCTCTGGAAGCGATTTCGCAACGCCTTGGACAAACTAAAGGCATCCCGCTGGACCTGGTGCAAAAGTTTAAGGAAACAAAAAAACTTTACGGAAATCTAGCCACGGTTCAGAAGATTCTTGAGGGCGCGATTGCCAGGGAAAAGCGCAACAATATGTTTGGCCTGACTGATTACATCATGGGATCAGCACTTGGCGGTTCCACGGGCGTCATGGTCGGCGCAGAGTCTCTGCTTTCTGGGGGATTGGCAGCAGCTGGGATGACAGCAGCCGGAATGATAGGGCGGAAGTATCTACGTGAATCTGGGGATCTGCTGGCAGCCCGTATGCTTGGCCGCATGGATGACTATGGTGGAATGTTGAATTTTGCCACCAAGTCCGAGGAAAAGATCATGAAGGGGATCAGTCTCATTTCCCGCGGAACAGCTGCCACCATGTCGGATCCGACACCGCCCACGCCGGAAAAGACGATTTCCCAATTCAAGACCATCCGTGATGATTTGAATAATATGATGGGAAACCCTCAAGCCTTGCAGCCTCGGCTGGCTGCTATGGTTCCAGAATCCAATGGCGATCAGACCATGAACCAGGAACTTATTCAGACCATGGCCAACGGGATCGGATACTTACACCAAAATCTTCCAGGAAATCCGCTGAATGACAACATGGCGATTTTCCAGAATGATGAGCCGATTCTGCCGCCGTTTCCTGACATCATCCGTTTCATGCGCCGCGTGGAAATCATGAATGACCCAAATCGGATTCTCATGCACGTAGCTGCTGGCACGCTGATGCCGGAACACCTGAATACCATACAGCAAGTTTACCCTCGGCTTTACCAGGATCAGATGAGGCGTTTGATGGAATCGTTTATGAACCGCACACCGAAACTATCACCTCAGATCAGAAACAATCTGAGCAGATTTTTTGAATTTAATATGGATCCTACGCTTAATTTTGTGCCTCAGCTGCAAGAACAGTATCAGCAGCCGCCGCCGGAGCAGCAGCAGCGCAGAGGCAAGATCGAAGCAGGGCCATTCATGACCATGGCGCAGGACGCCCAGGTGATCGGAGGAGGATGAAATATTTTCTTATTATATTTTTATTATTAGCAGGGACCGCATTCGGAACAGGGCATCATTTAAAAAACCCGATGCAGGAACAGCTGGCTCAGTCGCAAGTACCGCATGAGCCACAATTCCAGCAATTCCATGCAATGCAACCGCAACCCTCTGGAATTAATGAATTGCCTAACAAGTTAATTGAAATGTTCATGGGCCAGGGAATAGTTGGCGCCATGCTGATCATACTTGGCTTTTGGTTTTACAGAACAGAAACCCAGGCGCGTCAGGATCGAATCAAATTAACAGATAAGTTTGAGGATCTTGTCAGGGAATCACTGGACCGCACAGATTTGATTGAGGTTAAAACAGGAATTTCAGCACTGGATGCCAGGATGCAGAATGTCGAAAGGGAACTTGAAACATTAAAAGATTTTGTATTAAGCGGAAGAATAGGAGGGAGAAATTAAATCAATTCATGGATGAAAGGATAAAATGGTAGTTCCATTATTAGCTGGTGCAGCTAAAACCATGGTGATCTCGATGCTATCTGAAAAGGTCGTTTTGCGGGTCATGTTAATGCTGGCTGAATGGGCAGCGGCGCGATCCACAAATAGCCTGGATGATAAAATTGTTACCGAAATCCGCGGCAAGTTAGAAGCGGATGGGAAACTGTAATGAGAAACGCGTATTTTACGGCGGACTTTCATTATTGCATTGGGGGGCTTTATGGCTGAAATGATTACACCAAATTTCAGCAGGGCCGAAATGCGATGTAAATGCGGCACTTGTAAACGTGACGAAATGGATCCTGAATTTATGAAAATGCTTCAGGAACTGAGAAACATTTGCGGCCCGTTAAAAGTGTCTAGCGGATACCGCTGCGAGCAGCACAATAAAGATTCTGGGGGTTATCCTAAATCAGCTCATGTTCAGGGCTGCGCGGCTGACATCCAGATATATGGACCGAGGGCATTGAAGCTCATGGAAGAATCCCGTAAGGTCGGATTCCGTGGGATTGGTTTTTCTCAGAAGGGTCCGCACCATCAACGCTTCATCCATCTTGACACGTTAGAGCGTGAAGCTGTTTGGAGCTACTAATGTTATTACCAGATGAAAGGGATCAAATGCCAGGATATCACTATGGGAAGAAGTCAATGATGAATAAGCCGAAGCGCAAAAAGCGCATGAAAAAAGGCAAATAATCTTGATACATTCTTGATACATATAGGCCCGCTTGATACATCTTGATACATGTAAAACGGGCCTAAAGTATTGATTTTACTAATGGCCTTCAGGCTCATAACCCGAAGGTCAGAGGTTCGAATCCTCTCCCCGCTACCAGCTAATAGCAACGGTTTACAAGCATCTGAGCCTTCCATGGCGCGGGCAAAATACCTTCCTTGATACATTGCTTGATACATTCAGGCGGGAACTTCAACTTCCTTGAGGATTTCTTTCATTTCTTTCATTTGCTTATCGCAACTGGCCAGCTCCTTCTGATAAATCATTTGTCCTGGAACAACATGTTTTTTTGATAGAAGTGCCATCGCCGCAATAATAGCATCAGCTTGGTCTTTGGGGGAATTAAATTGGACTAACCATGTAATGAGAAAATTATTTGCATCAACATCTATTACTTTTTGAAAGACATTATGAATTTTACTTATTCCAATAATCTCATCCATTAAATTTAAATGTAAGTTGTAGGATTCTAAGGAAGGACACTTTATTTGAATTTCGTATTTATAATTAAATTTGTTTTTATTCATCTAAACCCCCTGCATCAATTCTACCTATCCATACAAAAATAGATTTTTTATCCCATTCTGCGCCAAGACATTGACAAGAAATATTTTTGGGGGGATACCAAAAATTTGATATTCTCACATTCAAAACAATATCCATAATGTTCTCCTTTATAGTTTGCCTACATATCAGGCTCTTTCTGATTCAAATTAAACCAGCAGTTTTTTTCAAGAGCTGAATAATCTCTCGCGTTTCTGCCAGCGATTGCTCTGATTTAGCTAAATCAGATTTTAATTGTTGAACATCTACATTATCAACGGGATTAGATTCAACCCCGTTTATAAGCCAATTTGAATCGACTTTGTAAACGCTCCACAATGCCCCCAAAATATCCAGCGGGGGCTGCTGTTTGCCGGATTCAATCCGACTTAAAGAGTGACGATTCACGCCAATTTTCTCAGCAAATTCATCTTGCTTCAAACCATGCGAATTACGAACTTGCCGGATCCGTTTACCAATTTCTTTTATATCCATGTGTAGATTCATAATCATTACATGGATAATTTGCAATTATAAAATCACGTACATCAGAAATTGAGCTGCCAGCTGGCAGCCAGTTTGATGGATCATCAACGTGAGCAAATTCAAAATATTCACCTACCTTTCTAATCCATCCCTCAAGCTCGCCGCGGCTTATGACGGTATAGCCCCCTTGACCGTCAGGGGCTATCAGCATCATGTCGTTAGGGTCATGCAGCTGCATCAGTTAATCCCCTTAATTTTGTTAGAAATCATGCTGCTGGTTTTTTCCGTGGTTGTAGTATCCAGATGGGCATAGCGCAGCGTGGACTGATATGATTTATGTCCAGCATGTTGCTGGGCTTCCTTGAGCGTGCCGCCGGACATCAGCACGTAGCTGATCGAGGTATGCCTAAGATCATGCCAGCGGAAGCCCGTGATACCCGCACGCTTGCAAGCTCGCTCAAATGAGCCGCGCACTTCCGGCTGAGGGAATACCATGGGACTGCCGACATTGTTCTCAAAACGATCCTGAAGCAGCTTGTGCAGCTGAGGATCCTTAATGCTGAAATGGTGATCTTCGCCGTTCTTACGATCTACAAAGGTCAGTTTGTTATCCTCAAAACTGACATGCTCCCAGCGCAGTTTCTTACATTCTGAGAAACGGCAGGCGGTCATCAGAGAAAACATCACCATGTCATAAAGGTCGGTGGATCCGAGCGATGCGCCGAGCTTAGATAAGTCTGACGATTTCTTGCACTCCATCATGAGCGCAGCCAGCTCTTCCTCATCGAGCTTACGGGTGCGCTCATTAGCAGTCTGGTTTTTTGTAACCCGCTTCACAAAATTTTCCTCGCATAAACCAACATCATCACGGCTGCCATACTTGAATATGCTGCCGAGGGTGGCCATGTAATTATTGGCAGTTTTGACTGACCTGGTTTTCTCAATCCCATTGGCAACCTCGCGGATCTTGCTGGGCCAGTATGATTTACCTTTGGCGTCAGTCCAGCTGATCAGCTGCTTGCCAAGCTGCTCACGCCAGAAACCAATATGGTGCAGCATATTAACCTGGTCCTTGCAATTTTTGAGATGACCGTGATCTGGATCCACATACTTGTCAATCAGATCATTCAGCGTGGTCTTATCAAGATCGATGGCGGCAGCGGGTGCGCTCAGTGATTCCTCGCGGGCCTTGTAAAGCTCGGCCATTTCGATGTCGTAATTGTTAATTGACAGCTCTGACACTTTGCACAAAACGGAATGTCTTTTTCTTCCGCCTGGTTTGCTTGGCGGAAACATGCCTATTAAGTTAACCAGCTCCGCGTCAAGTTTGCTGGCATCCTTAATTTTATTATCAGCGCCAAAACCGTAGCCAACGGGTCGCAGCTTAAACTTGCCGCCGTATTGGTTTTGCTTCCATTTCCTCAGTAGTGGGTGCTTTTTCATTTATTTCTCCATCATGTTAGCAACAGCGTTTTGGTGATCTTTAAATTTTTTATTGGCTTCAGCTTTTGTGTTTGCTGAATCCGTGGCGCCACAAGTACATTCCCAGGTCCATCCTGGCAGCACTTCCCAATTGATCCCAACGGTGCGATCAAAAACACGTTTTTTGTGACCTTTGTAAGCTCTGAGTTGATACATCATTTTATACCTCAAAAAAAATTGTTGACATTCATGCAGCCTTTTGATCAGCTAATCTCACTATCATCAACTGCATGATCATATAGTTACATATATGATCATTATGTACAACATAAAAAAGCATGGATGCTAAAAAAAATTCTGATCTAGCAAAAGCCATAGATCAGAACACCAAATCCAATCAGAAACTTGCTGAAACAATAGATTTATTTATCCAGGTGATCACGCCGGAGCTGCATAAAACCGACACGGTGCGGAGAGTCCAGGAAGAAAGGAATGCTCTGCTCAAGGATGCTCGGAGATTATTTGGCGAATGATGTTCCCTGAAAGCGAGGCAAAGATTCAGAAGGCGATCCTGGAATGGGGCAAGTACCAAGAGGGTACGCAAATGTTCAGGATGAACGTGATCGGCATCCCCATTCCAGGAAAACCTGGCCAGTACCGCCCTTCTAGAAATGCTGGCATGGCCGATATTTTCTGCCAGCTCATGGTGGCAGGAATCCCCGTTTCCTGTTGGCTTGAAGTCAAAACCAAAAAAGGCCGCCAAACCAAAATCCAAAAACTGTTTGAGGGAGCAGTTTCTAATTATTACATCGTGCGCTCTATCGATGATGCCGAGGCTGCGCTTTCCGATGTACGCAAAAAAACAATGGAGAAAATAAGTGAGTATCTACCCTTTTGATCATTCCGCGATCCGAGAAGGAATCGCGATTGAAGATTACCACAACCGAGAAATTAATCCTGGCCTGAGCAGCACCAACTTCAGGCATATCACAACCAGCCCAGAATACGCTTACCACAAACGGATGCACCCTGGAAAACCGACCAAGGATATGCTGGAAGGCACGCTGCTGCACTCGGTCATCACTGAGCCTGAAACCTTCGAAGAAAATTATATGTTGACGCCGAAAATTAGTCGAAAGTCAAATGCCGGAAAAGAGGCTTATGCCAAATATATGGAAGAGGCAAAAGGCAAGCAGCTGGTCAATCAAGACCAGTGGGAAATGGCGCTGCAAGTCAGGGATTCAGTAAAGGCAAACCGTGAAGCAAATCTGCTGATCAGCGGAACCGCGCCGCACCATACCAGGGTCGAAGTTTCTGGATTTCTTTACAACAAAGATAAACAGACCGTGAAGGCTCGGCCCGATGTCATTTCCAAATATCCCATCATGTCGCTGGCAGATATTAAAAGCCGCCAGGGTGGAGCAGCTGCACGCGATATTTTCATGAAAGATTTAATTTACGATAAAATTTACCTTCAGGCCGCCCTTCAGGTTTACGTTTGGGAAAGCGCCGGAATTACAATTGAAAATTATTATTACATTCTTGTGGAAAAAGCCCCGCCTTACCAGGCCGTGGTCTATCCGCTGGACCGTCAGTTTATTGATCTGGGGATCATTGAGCTGAATGACCTATCCATCCGCTGGGAACGCTGGATGGAAGATCCAACCCCAGGATATGGCTATTACCAGCAGCGCCTGGAACCGCCCGCCTGGTTCATCAAAAAATATGGAGATTCTGATGAGTGAAGAAACCGCCCTTGTGGAAGTGAAACCAAAATCATTGACTGAAATCATGGCCGCCGAGGTCAACCTGGACCGTGAGGTTTATGTCAAAACGATAAAAAAAACCGTGATGCCTAACGGCGTCACCGATGAGGATGTTGCCGCCTTTCTGGTGCTGGCGCGTGACCTGGGCCTCAACCCGCTGTCTGATGAAACGCACGCTTTCCCATCGAAGGGCGGCGTGAAGCTGATGGTCGGCGTTGATGGGTGGGTAAGCCTGGCGCAGCGAAACAAAAATTTTGATGGCTGGGAACATGAAGATAAGTTTGATGAAAAGGGGAACCTGGTCAGCGTCACCGCGGTCATTCGGCGGCGCGATCATAGTGCGCCGACCAAGATCACGGAATACATGGATGAATGTAAACGGAACACGGATCCATGGAAACAATTTCCAAAGCGGATGCTCCGGCATAAAGCATTCAGCCAGGGCGTCAGGATGGCTTTCGGCATCAGCAACGCGCTGGACCAGGATGAGGCCCGTGACATGGGTTACGATTCCGAAAATCGTGAAATGGTTGTGATCAATCCAGAGGGAGAGCAAGCGGATCCGTTACAGCTCGCAGCTGCTCAAGTCAATGACCAGGTAGAGATTGGCGAAACCTCTTTTGAAGAGGAAATGGAAAAGGCAAAAGTCGAAAAAGTTTCGAAAGTTGTGGAAACGAAGAAAGGCCCTGTTGCGGTTGAGGTTGATGCAGAAACGCCGATGGATCTGGTGATTAAAAAGATCAATAGCTACAAAACGCCTGGACCGCTTCAGTCATACCTGGCGCTGAAAAAAGAGCTGGAATGGCCAAAGCAATTTAGCAGCGATCAGATTGCGGATCTTGAGGAACTGGCCAACGGAAAGCTGGATGAACTACGAACTGAAGAGGTGGCGAAATGATTACCTATCAGCAAGTCGCGCATCTAATTACTTTTGAGCCGGAAATCCTGGATGAAGTCAAATACCGATACCGAAAACAATTTATTGAATGGTTCCCGCTGAACATGCACGTAATCGAAGCCTTTGAGCGTTACGCCATTGAGCTGAAGAGAAACGGGAACCGTGAGTATTACAGCATCAAAGCAATCTTGGAGCGACTGCGCTGGGATTCGATGCTGGAAGATTCGGCCCTGGATTACAAACTCAACAACAATCATGCGGCGTGCATTTCCAGGATCCTCATGCGCCTGAACCCTGAGCTGGATGGAATGTTTCAGCTTCGAAGTCAGGTGAAGCCGAGAAATGAAGTTGAGGATGCACGGGATGAGGAAGAGGAATATGCAGTCGCAGCAATTTAGAGCGAGGCTAAACCAGGTGGCGGGCGCCTCCTTGCTGGCCCTCAGTCCAGCGAACAATGCTCGCCAAGTATCTTGCACTTTCATACCTGGGGAATCGATAAGGCAACGCGCTGAAGATGTCTCGCTCCCATGCCTAAATTGAAAAACAAAGTGAGGATCGGCGTTGAAGCACCAGGTACATGGCTCACGCCGATCCGCTTCCTTGAGCTGCAAACAAAACCCTATTCTTGCAGCTGGTATTTATTCCGATGCCGATGCGGGAATGAAAAAAGAATCAGATATAACACCGTTTACAATTCTAAGGGCAAACATAAAACCAAGTCATGCGGATGTATGTTGATCAAAAGAAATCAAGAGCATCCGAATATTGGTTTCAAACCTGGAAACATTCCCTGGCATAAAGGGAAAAAGGTTGGCGGGGAACGCCTTGGAAGAAACGGCGGCGGCTGGAATAAAGGCAAAATCCGAATAGATCACTATGATGGAACATGGAGCTGGATCGATGTTGTAGCTGAACTGCCGCCAGACACTGGTGGCCAAACATTACCAGGTGAAAAACAAAGGTGAAACATGTCTGAAAAACTTTACACCCTGCCAGAGATTGAGCAGATGACGGGAATTCATGTCGGCACGCTACGCCGTGCTGCAAACCATGGGAAGCTGCCAGCGCAGCGCATGGGTAAAGATCAACGCGCCCTGACGCCGTTTCTGGTAAGGCAAAAGGATCTTGATGCCTACCTGGAAAAGCGCCGCGCCAAAGAATTTAAATTTAATATTTTCAACGGCGGTAAGAAAGGAAGGAAGAAAAAGAAATCTGCACCAAGCAGAGCGCAGATCAATGACGCCGTGGAGCGTTATCTGATGCAGGGTAACAAGATCGAGCGCCGCCAGCCAGAGGTCGAGCCGACCACGTTCAATCCGGCATTTTTGGATGACAGTGAACCTACCATTCTGGATGAGATCCATGGTGATCTGGCAGATCAATCCTGAAGAGGAAAACCCTAAGCCTTTTAAGGCTGAATTTCTTCACCGTGGATGTATTCCATACGAACCTAAAAAACTACTAAGAAAGCTGTTTAAGGAAGCGGCAAGGAAGAATGAAAATAAAAAATAGATTTAAACTTGCCTGGGGATGGTTTTGTTACTTGATCATCTTGATCCCAGGCGCTTGGAAACTGACGCATTATAAAGCATTTGAATGGATCTTGTTTGCGGGATATTACGGATTTGATGAATGCAACCGATGCAATAAATCCTATGCACTTAAACATGACATGGAAGGAAACTGTTTATGACTAAAGAACAATATGAGGACATCATGCGGGAACTGGAACTGCAATCGGAAATAATGGCCGAGCTGAAAGAAATGGCATGGTCTAAGGAAACTCAAGAGCAGCTGCTTGAAACCATGACGGAAATGTCTGAGGTGATGGCCAAGCAAAACCTGGTTTATGAACAACAGGCTCAGATATTTGAACGCATGGAAAAGTACCTAAACGATGAAGATGACGAACCAGAAAAGAAAGTTTTACTGAGCTAAAGACAACGCCATGGATGGCTTCATTTTATATCACAGATCCTCGATCAAGCACCCGCTGAGATCAAAACCAGCTGTATGGTCATATTGGATTCATTGCCTGGAATCCGCCGCATGGGTTGATCATAAAGTATGGTGGAATAATCAGGAATATTTACTGGAACGCGGCAGCTTCATTAGTAGCTCCGCCAGGGACCAGATTCAGCTGGGCCTTTCACGGCAAGAATTACGGACTGCACAAAAGCATCTTGAACGGTGCGAAATGATAACCATCGAACCAACCAACAGCGGAACGCTGATCAGAGTCTGCAATTACTCCGTTTACCAGAATCCGAATGGTAAGGCTAACCAACAGACCAACCCGCAATCAACCAGCGATCAACCAGCAACTAACCAACGACCAACCAGCGATCAACCACAACATAAAGAAAGGAATAAAATAAAAGAAAGAAAAAAAGGAAAAAAGATAACTACTGCCGAGCCAAAATATTCCGAGGCTTTTGAAGCATTCTGGAAAGCATATCCAAAGAAGGAAAACAAAGCTGAAGCATGGGAGCTATACCAGGATATTCTGACAAGCGAATGGCCTGAACCTGAGAAGAATCTGCTTGAATTCGCTACGCAATACGCCAAGGAATTTAAAGGCAACCGAAAACAATATGCTCAGAAAGCAAAATATATTCTACGCAATGCTGAATGGTACAACTGGATGAATGACAACCAGCCTGAACCTGAAGCATCACCAGAGCAACCACGCCAGGAAGACCAATCATCCAAACAACGCGGTTGTTCATCCTTTCAATTCTATCGAACCATCATTCGGCAATCCCTGCCGGATCTTAACCTGGAAGAGATTCAACAGCACTGGAATCAATTCCATCACTTCAAAACCGTAATCGAAAATGCAGCAAATCATCAACGTGCAGCAACTCGCTGACAGAAAATTCTTAACCTCGGATGAGGCTTCACAGTACATGCTCGGCATGTTCAACATCAAACTCTCACCCTGCACCATCCGGCGCCTTTGCCGCAATAAACAGATCCGATCCATCAAGCCAGGGAAGGCTCGCGCCATCAAACCAGAATGGTTGAATGAATACCTCGAAAATGCATAATCATCAAAAAAGTTGACAATCCCTCAAATAACTTGATAGCGTGAAAATACTCATTCTTTTTCTCCACGCGGCTGGCGGTCCCTCTAATACCCGCGTCAGCCGCAACCACAAGGCAAGGAAGCCATGGCGAAGAAATGGATACCAACCGAACAAACCTACCAAGACATCGAGCGCATGGCTGCGCTTGGACTCAATGAGCAGGATATCGCTCATAATCTGGACCTTCATCCGAATACCCTCAGCGATAAGAAAAACGAATTCGGCGAAATCGAGAACGCTATAACACGCGGGCGCGCAAAAGGGATGCAGAAGGTCACTGGCCATCTGATGGAGCAGATCGAGGGCGGCAATCATCAAGCCACCGCGTTCTACCTTAAGAATCGGCGGCCCTCAGATTGGAATGACATCCAAAGCGTTGCAGCGATCCAGGTGAACCTGGGCAAGCTCAGTGACACTCAGCTGCTGGATGAGCTGCGCGGCGATGAAACGATTGCTCACGCCGTAGCCAACGAATTACCAGAGCTGGAAGGTATCAAGAATGTATCAAGCCCTGACCATGCTTGAACAAACCCCAGCAATATCAATGGGTTATGACTTAGGCAATCGGGTTGTGAACCCGCGTAGTGATGTCGAAGTGCTGCTGCGCCCCCTGGATCCTGACGGGACTGCTGGCGAGATGGAGCTGGGCCTGGTCATGGATTCCTGGACCCGCGGGGTGGCAGATGACTCGCCTTGGAACCCCCAGGTCGGCAGAGGCCGCGGCGGGGTGGCCCGTACCCCCGTACCCCCCCATATCACCCTTTACTACCACGACACTATCCTCAAAAAAAATCTTCCCAATATGAGCATTATGGTCGCATGTGATCCTTCTGCTCCCTCTTCTGTTTGGGGCTGGTGCGCGTATTCGCCGGAGGTGCTGCATTACGTGTACGTGAAGAGTGCATTTCGCCGGATGGGAATAGGCGGGTCAATGATACAGGATTTATTGGATAACGGGATATTTTCAGATTCAGGACAAATTTGTTGCAGCCATAGGACCGCGGGATTGTTTAGAGCGTGGCCGAGGGTCAGATGGTTGTGGAACCCTTACAAAATTTTAGGCTTATGAAAGAGTTATCAAAGGTTCAATTTTCTAAATTTTTACAAGTACCGAGTGCTGGCGGGGGCGAGACATTGCGTGCCTCGAAAGCAGTTTCCATCGATTTTGATGATACGGACCGTATGGTTTATGTCACAGCTACGAATCCGTCAGATGGCGTGGTGAGTAGGCGCATGGTTCCATTGGAGAATATTTTGATGATGGAGCTGATGGAAGATTTCAAAACAGCAGAGGAACAGAGGAAGAGTATTGGCAGGAAGTCCGAAAAAGCGAGCGCGAAGGGAAGCAAGGGCGGATCTGAACTGGAACCCGCGGCAAAGGGCGCTGGCGGAGGAAGCAGTAAGAAGGGTCCGAGCAAAAAAGGCGGTTCAGGAAAAGCTTGAGGCGGTACGTGCTGCAATGGTGCGAAGTCTCCATGAGCAGCAGCTCGGTTTTTTTGAGGACACAGCAAAGAAGAGATTAGCGCGATGCAGCCGAAGGGCGGGGAAAACGCATTTGGCAGCAATTGGGTTGGTGGATGCAGCAGTAAGATTTCCTGGAACTTTGGTTCCCTACATCACGCTGAGTATTAAAAATGCGAGAAGGATTTTATGGACCACGCTGAGGCAGCTGGAAGGGCGTTATGCGATGGGCATGGAATTTTTGGAAAATGCGCTGACGGTTAGGTTTCCGAATGGAAGTCAGATCATTTTAGGCGGTTGTCAGGATAGGGAGGAAGTTGACAAGTTTAGAGGCCCCGCGTATGGCCGGATTATTGTGGATGAGGCGCAATCGATCAAAACCTCGATTTTGGAGAATCTGATAGATGATGTTTTGGAAGCAGCAACCATCGACCTTAATGGAGAAATGTGGCTCTTTGGAACGCCGAGTGCGAGTGCAAGCGGTTATTTCCATGACGCAGACCAGCTCAAGCGTTCTCCCTGGAAAAGTTTCTCATGGACGTTATTGGAGAATCCGCACCTTACTGGAGCGCGTGAATGGTTGGATCGGCGGAAAGAGGAAAACGGATGGGAGGAAGATGATCCAACATTCCGGCGGGAATATTTAGGGCAATGGGTCAGAGATGAAAACTCTCTGGTTTACAGTTTCTCGAAAAAGCGCAATCTGGTGGAAGAGCTGCCGGAAGTTGATTGGCAATATGGTTTGGGCATTGATTTGGGTTTCTCCGATGCAACGGCGCTGGTGGTTGTGGCGTGGTCTGATGAAGTGCCGGAAACTTACGTGGTGGACGTTGAAAAGCATCACGGGTTTGCTGTTGATGATATTGCTCGGCGTGTACGATGGCTGGAAGCAGAGTATGGATTCGATAGGGTCGTGGCAGATACCGGGGGATTGGGGGTTATGATCATCGAGGAACTGAACCGTAGGCATTCGCTGAGTATAGAGGCGGCCAAAAAACGGCAGAAGCATGATCATATTGAGCTGATGAATGCAGATTTGAAGAAAGGGAAGCTGCTGGTTTTGGAAACTGAGGCAACGAAGTCCCTGGTGGATGAGATTGAGCTGCTGGAATGGGATCACATAGAAAGATCGAAGGGCAAATGGGTGGAAGCAGCATCATGTGAAAACCATGCTTGTGACGCGTTGCTTTACATCTGGCGGGAATCGCTGGGATTTTTACATACACCAGAGGATCCGATCCATGTTGTCGGGTCAGATGGATGGTTTCAGGCCGAAGAGAGGCGTATGGAAGAGGCAGCCCTGGCGCAGATTGAAGATGAACCTACCGAATGGTGGGAATTTGAACCTCAGATGGTGAATTAATGATTGATTTATACACGGCCCAGCAGATTCTAAATGATGAAAATGCTCTCATTTTAGAGGGTCATGAGTCTGCAATGGTGGCCATAGGGACCAGATGCGGCGAGCCTACCCTGGCAGTGTATGATCGAGATAAATTAATTGAGTCATTCATGTCTAAAGAAAAATGGGATTTTGAAGATGCTCAGGAATGGGTTGAATTTAATATTGAAGGCGCATGGATGGGTAAAGAAACGCCTATGATTTTGAACATGATTGGAGAATGACATGGCAGATCAAGAATTACTTGGGCAAATTTACAGAAAAGCAAAGGATCGGGGCGGTTTTACCAAGTCTGAAATTCAGTATTTGGAAGCTGAAGGATTTTTGGATGGCATTAAAAAAATTGAGGATATGGTAATCGAGCCAGATAAACCTGATGAATATTATGAAGCCCTGGAACGCGATGAGGCTGCAACGGTTGAGGCATTGAAAAGCCTGAATATAGAGCGATACGGAGAAGAGGATCCACCAGCAAGAGGAATGCCGTTTCGATGGGAATTCAAAGGCGTTTCACCAAAAGATAAAAAGCAGTACCGCAAAATTCACGGATACCCAAAGGCAAAAGTAAAGGATTTGGAACGCGGTCCTGACCAGTTTTTTGATATTTTTGCATCAAAGCGGATGACTTGAATGGAATTATTGATATGTGCAGCATTCATTCTTATCTGGACCTGGATCGTACTTGACTGATGGCTGAAAATACAAACCAAGCCGCTGCATCCTCTGGATATTGGGAAAATCTGCGCCGCCAGAGGCGTAGGGAAATAGAAGAGAGGGCGCAAATCGCTCAAGAGGGTAAAAAAAACCTGGTTTTAGGCCGGATTTCTGCTGCGTTGGGTCTTGGACCTGACATTGCCGAGGTTACAACGCCGCCGCTGGTCACTCCATCTGCATCAATTAAAACAAAAACCATGAAGCCCTTCCCCGCGGGGATGACGAAGGGCGAAATGCCGCCGAAAGACGGCAAAGGGCTGGAATATAAATATACCTCGGCAGATTTTGCAAAAAAATTCGGAATTTCTCAGGCTGAACTGATTGCCGGTGATGTAGTCGGACCAGGTGCGCCCGTTTCTGCTGCAACAGGTTTAGCCAAAGGCGCAGCTGCTGCCGTGAAGGGTTTGAACCTTTCCGATCTTGCTGCTGCATCCTCTGCATTGGTTACTGGTATTTTTGCCGGAAAGCGTGCGAGGAATTTGCCGAAACTGAGCTATGACCGCGCCCTGGAAATGGAAAAAGCGGGCGATGGTAAGTATAGAATTTACGAGGAAACAGGATTTTGGAAGGGTCCAGAGGGGGATTGGCGTTTTGAGATTAATGACAAGGACATCAAATTTAAGCCGGAAGCTCTAAAATCCTTTGAGGAAATCATGCAGCAAGAGCTGTTGATCGGAGCGCCTGGTGAGGTCGAAAGATTAAAGCGTGTTCGTTATGCACCGATCACCGATGTTGTCGAACATCCAGAGCTGTTTGAAGCCTACCCTGAGCTGAAAGAATATTACATCAAGGTCGATCCTGAAGGTGAGTATAGGGGGGGCGGATTTGGTGGAATGGCAGCAGGATACCAACAGGGTCGAGGTGAAACCGTACCGTTGCCGGATGGCACAGACGGGACCAGGCCCGTGATTATGCTGATGGCGCCAACTAGAGAATCAGAAATAAGGCGATTAAAAGACTTAATACCTCAGCGCGAAAGTTTGCTAAAAGGCCAGCAGGATGAGCTAAATAATATTCTGGATTCAACTTCTGACGAATACAAAGCCCTTCTCAAAGATGTAACAAATAACGAAAAAGCCCTGGCTGGCATGATGGAAAGGCTGCAAGCACTTGAAGCGGGCGGCCAGCCGGACATACCGTTTTCCGTAAAATCCACCCTGACCCATGAGCTGCAACATGCAGTCCAGGATATTGAAAATTTCCCGCGTGGCGGAAGTCCAGCAGCTGCTGAAATGCAGACTGAAATCGCCATCAAGCAGATTGCAGAGCAAACGGGTAAATCCCTGACTGAAATAAAACAAGCCGTAGCAAGTAGAAACTACACAATTGCCAAAATTGCAGCACTCGACAAAATCCTATATTTGCAATTTTTGCAGCGTTATATCAACAGCGACAATCCAACCAGGTCGGCGCGGCTCATTAATAACAGCTCATTAAATTATGAAATAACGGCAGGGGAAAGAGATTGGTTAGGTCCGCCACCTAGTCGGAGGAACATTCAAAAATATGGCGCTTATCTACGCCGTAAGGCCGAGCTGTACCAGGCCAAGGTGATCGATAACATCATCAAACGTGAGGAATCTGGCGAAGGTTATTATAACGTGATTCAGGATGCGCTCGGAACCGTTATGCAGTACGAGCGAAAACGCGGCAAAGTCGATTTATCTAATATAAAAACTAGCATTTACGAGCCAAAAACAATCGGAAATCCTAAGTTTTACCAGGATCGAAATATAGCAAATAGGCCCCTGGCAAACCCTGACGAGATTATTCAGCCCAACTGGATGGCAATTCCTGAAAATGTTTTAAAGAACGCAATCAAGCGGCTTAGTAAGGAAGCAGATCAGTACGTAGGTGAGCAAAAAGTTTTACGCAAAATTGAGGATGCCACTAAAGAGCTGGAAAAGGTAAAGCGCGACAACCCGTTTGATTATCAAACCGAGCTGTATTATAGGCTGGCGGGTGAAGCGGAAGCCAGGGCGGTGCAAAAGCGTTTTGAAATGGCTACTGAAGGCGTGGAATCTGACAGAATCCCAACCGCCATGAAGGATTATGGTGGCGCGTATGACCGCGATCCTGAGCAGCTGGCATTCTATTATCCCCGCGATCAAGTCCCTACCGTTCCAGCAGCTGCCGCCGTTAATGTACCAAAATCAGACGTAGGTTTTACCAGCCCCGCGCTGCGCGTGATCATGGAAAGCAACAGGGAGCAGCTGCCGAAAGAGCAATGGCTGAAATTCCTGAAAGGCAACGGCGTTAAAGATGATGAGCTGGAATTTTCCGGCCTGGGCGAATGGTTGAAGCAGCAGAAAGGCCAGGTCAGCCGTGCGGATCTGGAAGAGTATATGACCACGCAAAACCAGCTGAAGATTGAGGAAGTCGTTTATGGTGGCAATAGATTAGATTATGACGTTTTGGTTGCTGACTACGTGAAGCAAATGGAAGCGGATTATCACATTTACCAAATGGAAGATGCCCCAGAGCAATTTGCGGATGAATTAGCAGAGGGCGCAAATCCTAAAAATTTTGTGATTGAAGATCCTAATGGCGAGGTCATGTATAACATGGGCGGCGATATTATGACCTATGGAGATCGACAGGGAGCAGAAGCAGATTTGGAATTTTTACTTGAACGCTCTGCCAATCAGATGCCAGAGGAAGAGCTGCTGATGCAGTTAGGAATCAAAGATGAAAGCGCAGATTTTTTCGGCCCTGTTAAATATGGAAGTGAAGATTTAAGCCTACCAGGTCAGCGTGACGAATACCGCGAGCTGGTGCTTTATTGGGATAAGCCAGGCCAGCCATCATTAGGCAAAGGGTATAGTGTTATAGAGAATCCAACAGGATCCGGCAAATACAGTATTGTCGATGATACAGGATTTGTTTCAACAGGGCCGAAATACGATTCTGAGCAGGATGCAATAAACGCTATGCACACATTTCATGGTGGCAAGCCTGACACGGAAACGCTCTGGTACGGATCCCATCAATATACCGACAAACCAAATCCGCTGCTGCATATTCGATTCAGCGAGCGAAGAGATTCAGCTGGCGAGCGCATCCTGGTGATCGAAGAAATCCAGAGTGATATTGCAAAACGTGGCCAGAAAGAGGGATTCCGGCCTAAAGGTTTTGTTGAAACAAATGAGAAAATAAAAGCTCTTGAGCTGGAACTTCAGCAAAATTCAAAGCAAATAGAAGAGTTGCGCGAATATGCTGCTTTTACACAAAACCAACAAAACCAATATGATGATTTAATTGCACGCGGCATGGATCTAAGTAACCAAATTGAAACTGAAAAGTTGAAAATGATAGAGCTGCCGCAAGGTACAAAAAAAAGCAGCGAAAAAAGGCCAGGGGCGCCAGAAATGTTTTTGGTTCAGACTCCACAAAAATACGAAAACCGTGATCTGTTTTACGGAATGACTGCACAAGAAGCTGAGAATAACGCTAAATATTTTATTAAATCAGTGCAGGAAAAAGGCTTGGACCGCGGGCCGTTCATTATGGATACCAAAGATTACATGGAGCTGGGCCTCAAGCGCATGATCCTCTGGGCGTCAGAAAACGGATTTGAAAAGATTGCCTGGACCACGGGCGAGCAGCAGATGAAGCGTTACAATCAGCTGGTTGAGGGAATTCAAGAATTAACGGTTCAATTCAGGGAAGATAAATATAGGATTTTAGGAACTGGCGTCAATCAAGAATCAATGGATTCTGGTTACATAACACGCAACCAGCTGGATGACTATGTTGGTGAGCGTGTAGCTCAAAACATAGATGAAAAGTTAAGCAAAGCAGAACCAGAAATAGAGGGCGGATTAACTAAAGTTGTTGAGGTTCCCGTTGACGATTTAAAACTGCCAAAGGATCCGCGACATTTTTTAATGATTGCTTACGACAAAGTGCTGAAAAACGCGGCGCAGAAACTAGGCAAGAAATATGACGCTAAGGTAGAGGTTGGGGAAATAGGAGCGCCTTATGATGATATATACAAAGTCAGAGAAACTGAAGAGGGTTATGCAGTAATTAATACTGAAAAAGATGAAATACTTGAACAATTTACAGATTTAGAATCGGCGCAAGAATCGGCAGCAGGATTTAATCAAGGTTTAAGATCATTAGAAGCATTAGATGATGTATATCAAAAAGTTTGGACCCTGAACCTTTCCGAAAAACTAAAATCAGCAGCAGAAAAAGGATTACCGTACATGGCCGTGGTTCCACCCGCTGCCATGATGATGAACCAGGAACAGGACCGCACCCCAATAAACCGAGCAGCTGCTCGCCCTATTATGGAAAATTATGCTAACTAAAAAAATTGAAGATGTTAAGGAGCTGGTAAGGTTCCTTGGTGACAACCGCGTGGCCCGATTTAAGGGCATGGGAATCGAGGTCGATCTGCATCCAGATGTATCAGCAATGATGGAGCAGCCGCCACAACTTAACGATCAGCAGCTGCAAGATGAATACTTGAACAGGAGAGCAATATGAGTTTCTGGTGGCAAAAAGATGAAAACGAACTTGGCAGCGCGGTTGCGGATATTATTTACAAGCTAAAGGAAGATCATTATGGCCGATTTACCATGAATCTCGACATGCTCCGCATGTACACGCAACGGGATTACGAAGCCCTAGATCGGTTTAATCCAGAGGCCCGCGCCATGAATCTCAGAGCTGAAGATTTTAGGATGCGGTTGAATGTAATTGGCAACATGGTGGACACGCTCACCTCGCGGATCGGCAAGTCGAAGCCGCGCCCGATGTACCTTACCAAGCGCGGTGATTATAAGCTGCGCCAAAAAGCCAGGCTGCTAGGCGATATGATGGAGGGCGTTTTTCATCAGACCAATCTTTTCCGGCTCATGCCGAATGTATTTATGGACAGCTGCATCTTTGACATTGCAGCCCTAAAAGTAGGGCGTGATGGCCAGGATCTTTTTACGGAGCGCGTTTTTCCTAATGAACTGGTTTGGGATATTGACAGCGCCATGTATTCAGGAATGCCGCCAGCACTCCATCAGATCAAATCCATGCCAATGGAAACGCTCATCATGATGTACCCTGAAGCAGAAACAGAAATACGTGTTCAGGCCGAGCGCATTACAAACTATGACGGGGAAGAGGGCCGCGAGGCGGACATGCTGGAAGTTATAGAATCATGGCATTTGCCCTCGGTCATGGGCGGCGATGACGGGCTGCACTGCATCACCATGCAAGAATTGGTTTTAAGCTCAGAGCAATACGACTATGACCGTTACCCGTTTGTTTTCTTAAAATGGGGTGAGGCTGGAATCGGATTTGCCGGAATATCCCTGGCCGAGCAGCTGAAGAATGTTCAGTTTGAAATCAATAAACTTTGCTTACGGATCCAGCAAGCCATGCACCTTCTCAGCGTGCCGTGGGTATTTGTTCAGGCTGGCAGCCGCGTTGTAGATTCCCATCTTAGAAATGTACCTGGTTCCATCATTTCCTACGTAGGTCAGCCGCCCGTAACGTATACGCCCCAGGCAATGCACCCTGAAGTTTACGCGCATCTGGATCGTTTGTTTCAAAGGGCCTATGAAATTGCTGGGGTTTCCGAGTTATCTGCAACAGGCAAAAAGCCCGCGGGCCTGGAAAGCGGCGCCGCATTGCGAGCATATCATGACATTGAAACGGAGCGATTCATTTCCGTAGCCCAGCGTTATGAAAATGCTTTCATGGATGCAGCAAAATGGTTCATGGATCTGGCCCAGGAAATTGTAGCAGAAAGCGGATCTTTTCCTGTTAATGGAATCGCGCACCGCACCATGCGGACCATCGATTTCAAAGATATTAAAATGGCGGAAAAAGATTATATCCTGCAACCGTACCCCGTCAGTCTGTTGCCATCCACGCCAGCCGGAAGGCTTCAGGCGGTTTCTGAGCTGGTCAATAATCAAATTATTACGGACCCAGGCCAGATTGTGCGGCTGCTTGATTTCCCAGATTTACAATCCGTTACAAGCCTGGTCGAAACCCAGGAAAATGATGTCGATTGGCGCATTCAGGAAATTGAAGATAATGGAATTTACCATGGGCCTGAGCCTGTTATGAATCTTCAATATGCCAGCCAGCGCATGATCCAGGCGTACCTGGAAGGTCAACAGGATGGAATGGAACTGGACAAATTAAATTTGATGCTGCTTTTTATCGATGAATGTCAGCAGCTGATGCAGCAGCAACCGAATGTTGCCCAGGCTTCGGCGGTTCCAGGCGAGCAGCCCGCCCAGCTGCCGGAGTCACCCCAGGCTGAAGGGGGCGAAACCCCGCCGAGTATGGCGGACATGATGGGCGGCGCACCAGCCACGCCACCCGCTGAATCCTTACCCGCATAATTATGGAAGATTTACAAGGACAGGAAAACGTAGAGGCGCCGATCCAGGAAGATATAGACACGGCGCAGATTAATGAATGGATCGAGGACAACGTGCCTCAAGATGAGGCCGAGGTCGAAGTAGATCAGCAGGAATTTGATGCAGATCCTGAAGTGCCTCTGGAAGTAGTGCCGCCGCCGGAAGATGAGCCGGAAGCGGAAGCAGCTGCACCAGAAAAAGAAACATCGACCAGCAAAGCATTTTTAAGACAAGCAAAAAAAGAGCGTGAGCTGCAAGCCCAGCGTGAAGAGTTGAAAAAAATGCAGGATGAGCTGAAGCCATTCATGGATGCAAAAAAAGCCGCGGAATCCGGCGATATGCTTGGCGCCATGAATCAAGTCGGCTGGAATTATGAACAGGCTACGAACCAGGTGCTGAATGATGGTAAGCCTCAGCAGCAAAACCAGGCATTAAATCCTGAACTGGAAAAGCGCCTATCAGCATTTGAAGAAAGCCAGAAAAAACAGCAAATTGATAACTATCTGGCAAACCTTAAAAACATTGTAGATACCGATGATAATTATCAACTGATACGATCAAAATGGGATGATACAGTCCCAATGATTCTTCAACTGCAAGAAATTGAGGCAAAAGAAAGCGGAAAATTGCGCGATCACAATAATTTGCTTGACGATATTGAGAAATATTATGAGGATATTGTCATAAGTCTTGCTGGATCAGCAAAACTTTCAGACAAAATCGGGCTGAAGGATGCAGCTCAGAGTACCCCCCAGGAAACGCCATCCGATAATTCTCCAAGGAAAAGACCGAGAACGCTCAGAAACAGTGTTTCGCGGCCCTCTCCGCCAGCTACGCGGGAGCCGAAAACACGCCGAGAGCGTATCGAAGCAGCTCTTGCCGTGTTCGACTCACAAGGGAGGTCCGCATGATGTCTAACAACGGAGATTTATATGGCATCTGCAACTACGCTTTCCAATTGGGATGCGGCATTAAAACAATATTATAGAAATAAGGCGGTTGATGATCTTGTTTACAAGAGTCATCCGCTGATGGAATTACTTCCAAAAGATACAAAATTTAGAGGCCGCAACATGCCTATTCCAATTATTTATGGAAGAGGGCAAGGGGTTTCTAGCACGTTTTCAACAGCACAAACCAACGCATCAGCATCAAAAATTGATGATTTTCTGCTTACCCGTGTTTCAAAATACGGTGTAGCAACAATTTCTGGCGAGGCCGTAGCTGCATCAGAGGGTGATCGATATGCTTTTTTATCGGCCAGCACCACAGAAATTGACAACATCATCAAGTCTGTTGGCGATTCAATTGCCAAAGGATTGTATGGCGATGGATCCGGCGCAATCGGTCAGATTGCCTCGACCACAACCATAGGATCAACCTCATGCGATTTAGAAGATCCAAGTACGGTTTTCAATTTTGAGGTTGGAATGAAACTGGATCTTGCTGCATCTAAAACTGGCGGATCCGTAAGATCAAACCAAACAACCATCACCGCGGTTGACCGTTCCAAGTTTAAGCCTGGCGATACTGACCAGCTTACGGCCTCGGCCAATTGGAATGCTAACTCAGGAGCAACAGGGGATTACCTTTATCAAGAAGGTGATTATGATGCAGTCATCACGGGTCTTGATGCCTGGCTACCTTCCAGCTCGCCATCCAGCGCGGCCTTTTTCGGAGTTGATCGTTCAGTCGATCCGACCCG